TGATCACATGAGGTTTTGGACCTTGACGCGACGATAGTAGCGGTTGGAACCAGCGGTGATACGACCAAGACCTTGTGCAGTGCCTTCGGCGAATGGGTTGGCGACCATGCCGTAGCGGGTCTTGAAGCCAATCTTGGGCTGGAAGGTGTCCTGACCAACGGCACGAACCATCTGGAGTGGAACGTAAGGGCAGTAGAATAGACCTGCGTCGTAAGGGGAGGAACCCTTATAACCCATGACGTAGTACTGGTCGGCGCTTAGGTTAGCAGCGAATGGATCGATGTAAACACGGAAGCGACCATTTAGAACACCAGCGAAGGTGTTACCAGTGTCATCTACGGTTAGGTTAGCACTTAGTGCTGGGGTGTAGTCAAGTTGACCAGCAGCGGCGAGAGCAGAAGCAACGTCAGCAGAGCAAAGGATGATGTTGCCCTTCCCGCGACGAGTTCTCTGTGCGATAGCGTTGGCATCACGCTCTAGCTGGAACATCATACCCTTGAACTTCTCAACCATCCAACGTCCGTTGGAGTCAACGTCGAGGTCAAACACACCGCCAGTGGCGACGTTAGTCTGAGCACCGGGTTCTGCAGCCTTATAGATGGTGCGGATGATCTCGCGGTTGATCTCAGCAAGAATCTCAGTGCTGAGGATGTTGGCGAGTTCAGCCTCGGCGTCTAGACCGTGGATCGCCTTGAGGTCCTGTGCTAGTTCTAGGGAGTACTCAGCTTTGAGTGCTCTGGAGCGAGCAGCAACAGTGACCTTCTCGATGCTGAACGACATCTCGCGGAAGTCGTTGTCAGAAGCATCGCCAAGACGCTCAAGTTTTTGGGTGTCAAAACCTTGACCGACGTTGTAGTCGCGACCAGCACCACCATTTAGGATGGATGGGTTGGTACCGTTCTGAGCAGTTGTACCGAAACCGACAGAAGAACCGTCGTTAGTGGCACCACCAAGAACGTAATCGCCTTGATCTCCGAAGGAAGCATCGCTGTCCTGAGCGGAGAATGCAGAATCAGGCTCGTTGAAGAATGCTTCTGTGCCGTTCTGGTTGTCGTAACGGGTTCTCATCGCAAAGATGAGACCTGTTGGTGCATTCATTGGCTGAACGCCTGCTAGGTCATAAGCGACCAAGTTAGGCATTGCACGACGAATCAAGCTGATGAGAACAGGATCGAAACCTGCGATTGGACCGGCATCAGCAGAACCGCCGGAGAAACCTGGAGTGCCAGCAGATGCGCCGCCGTTACCTAGGGATGTTGTTGGAGGTGCTTCAGTTAGAAGACCACGCTCTTCACGTAGAAAACGCTCTTGGTTTTCGAGAAGTTGGGCTGTAACCGCCTTACGATGCTTATCCTTGATTGAATCAAGACCTTCAGCTTCGAGAAGGGGTGCCCACTTCTGCTGGAGTGCAGAAGAATTGAACATTGGGAATCTCCTTTTAGGGAAGTTTTAGTTAATTTAGTTGAACTGAGTTAGGGCACGAAGGTAAGAAGACATTGCTGGGGAGTAATCCTCAACTGCTTCCTCCGAGATAACTTCTTGCGACTCTGTTACAGGCTTTTGTGCGAAGTATGCTTCGCGAAGCGTAACAAGTTTTTCGCGGTACTGTTCTTCACTTTCAAACTCAACACCTTCAGCGAGACCTGCAAGTTTTTCCTTCTGGGAAAGTGCAAGACCTTCACATACTTCATCAAGGATGTTGTCAGAAACAGACTCACTTAGACGCTGCGTTAGCGAAACGTTAGTGTCAATCTGCTCGTTGAGCTTGGTTTCCATTTCATCAAGTTTTTCGACCATAGCCTCAAGAACATTATATTTTTCTTCAGGGACGGATACATAATGTTCTTCAAAAAGGTTCTTGAGACCTGTCATGAATGACTCCGAGAGTTCACCACGGAGACCATTCTTGACGGATAGTTCGTTTTCGTTGATCCATTCCTGGGCAACGTACTCTAGGTATCCGTCAACGCGCTCAGTAAGTTCAGTCTTGATTGCTTCTACTTGCTCTACAAGTGTCTGCTCATACTGAGCTTCGACTGCTTCTTTAACGGAAGCAATCTTAGCTTTAACTACTGCTTCAAATACGGTTCTTGCTTTCTCTTGGAATTCTTCGGAAAGCTCTTCGCCATCAAGGAGTGCAGCAACGTCTTCGGAAAGATCTAGTTCTTCTTCAGACTCAACTTCCTCGTTAGCACCTTTGCCGTAACCGGTGGCAGTCATACCGACAGGACCATTAGGACCGTCCATCTGAACTGTGCCTGCCGCACCCTTATACTGCGGGTCGCCAGAAGAGGCGAGTTTCGCAGAAGGTGTCTTTAGCTTGTTGCTATTGTCCGTTGGTCTAGAATTCGTAGGGGTAGGACCACCTAGATCTTCAACCGCACCAGCATCAGGAACGTAGTTGGGAGCCTTCGGCATTGGATCCGCAGACTTGGCACCCTTAGTTACCTGATTCTCCATTTCATGTAGTTCGTTATTAGCGGTCATTTGATAGTTTCCGAGAATACCGTATTTCTTTTATTATTTATAGATTAAAGGTTTGATAGGAAGTCTGCAAAAAGGCGCATCCTATTTGCCTCTAGGATCTCTCTGTCAAGAGTGATAGTATTATTTATCTCCTTTTTGATCTCTTCACATTTTGCTTCGCGTAAAACGCCGCCTTCCCATACCCATTCTTTGCCTTCCATGATGCCATCAACGAAAGCATCAGGGGCAGAAGGATCGGCAACAATGTCAGCAGCAGTGGCGAGCATGAAGTCTTCACCGACAATATTTACGCCATCTTTACTCATCATCGAACCCATGCCGCGAGAGGAGACACCCAACTTAACCCCATCTGCCAGAAGGGATTCGGCGATCTTACCCATTGGTGTGGTAAGGATCTGTGCCTTGCCAATAAAGTTATTACCTTCTTGGCGTAGTTCTACAATCTTATGCGACACGCGGTCCAAGTTGATCTGTGGACCATCGGGGTGACCGAGTTCACCAAGAGCACGACCTTTGGAAACGAAGTTTTCGGTGTAACGCTTGACCTCGTTTACCATCGTGTTGATGGGATACATTCTCTTATTGCGGTTTACTACTTCCGCCTGAAGGAATGGACCCTGAATATACAGAGTCTTCTTACCGTCTTTTTCTTCGGTAAGAATATCAACTGATTCGATTTCTTCTGAGATTAGTTTCATCCTAGTTGAACCTCGCTGATGTACATATCACATCCGCTACTAGAATCTCCTTTGACTAGTGGAATAACGGACTTACTAATCGTTGCCTCGCCACTGAAAGCAGCGTGACCAGTATTTGTATTTGCATCTAGTGTAATCACCATTGCATAATCATTCCACCTTTGAGGTGTAGAGACACCAGTAACTTCCACATGTTTTAGTGTGGTGTTATAGATGCTTGGAGTTGCACCAGTCATAGTTACATAATCACCAACCTTGATTTTGGTATCAGGGTGGTTGATCGTTAGACCCGTACTTGTTCCGGTAGAAATACCAGTTACGGTAGCAGAAGCAGCGTGACCATATCTAAACAGAAGATCACCCTGTTTGTTCACATGGATGGATGATACTCCGACATTGGATGTCGTGGTATTACAAACACCTACATGACCACCAGCTTTTGAAGCAGCAGCAGAAGCGTGTAGGATACCTGTCTGGACAATAAAACTATCACTTACAACACGAGTTGTATTGCTAGTTGATAACAGTCCAAGGTCTTGGACCTGTTTGATTGGTTGCGCGGCGCTCATTCTTCCTCTTGGGATTCAGGTTCTACTTCGGGTTCAGTTTCTACTTCAGCCTCAACTTCTGTTTCAACCTCTGCTTCAGCTTCAGGTTCAGGTGCGGGTGCTTCTGGTTTGTCACCAAAAAGACCTGCAGATACTTCTGGTTTCAGAGCATCAACCTTTTCGCCAGACTTGGTATAAAGAAGACCTTTGATATAATCGGACACTTCTAGAGAAGAAGCATCACCGCCCACAATCTTGTCAATCAGTTCAGCAGAATCCATAATTAGCATAAAGTGATATATTTATTTATCAGTTAGATCTTTGCTTTTTTGATATCGATGCCTGGAGCATCAGTCGCTGACTCATCAGGCGCAGAATCCTTAGGTGTTTTTCCTAGATTCGTGGTTGCACCATCCATCTGCATTTGACCCTGCATCATCATCTGCTGAGTCTCAAGAGGTACCCCTGTACCCTCCGCATTTTCTTTCTCCATTTCAGCTTCCATCTCCATGATCTCCTCATCCGTTTGACGAAGGATCTTACGCTTAACATAGTCTCTACTGTAATAAGTACCTATGTAGGGTTCGATCTGAACCATCACGTTGAGACGCTCATTCATGAGTTCAGTCTCTTTCATCTCCGCAAAGTGATTGTCGTAGATGTAATCGAACTGAATATGCTCCGCCATCTTCTCCCAATCGTCTGGGGTGACAACGTTCTTGAGGATCAGTTGCGTCTTAAGTAGATCCAAGAACAGAGCAGAAAAACGCTTGCGGAGACGACCCACAAACTTGGAGAACATAAGTTCATCACGAAGGATCTCGCTACTTCTTCCGAGGTTAAAACCTTGGTCAGCGCCAATACGGGATTCGGGTACATTGAGACTCCTGTAAAGTTTCTTTTGGAAGTACTCAATGTCGCTCAGTTCACCAAGATTCTGCCCACCTGGTAGGGTGGAGATCTCCGTTCCACGACCACCTTCACGGCGCGGCAACCAGAAGTCTTCCAACATGGACATGAACTTCTTGTCGTCCTTGATTTCGCCTGTTCCAGCGTCATATACCAACTTGTTACGATAGCGACTCATAACGTCGCGTAGGTATTGCTCTGCCTTTACTTTTGGTAGGTTACCAACGTCAATGTAGAAAATACGTCTTTCTGGTGCACGCGACAAGCGATAGATCACCAGAGAGTCCTCAATCATTCTAAGTTGATTGAGTGACTTGATTGCCTTATGCAGATAGGACAATCCGATATGCTTATTGCGGTCAACTAGACCTGAGGTGACATGAACGATTGCATCTTTAGCAATCTTCACACCCTTACCTGCTACAGAACCATACTTTTGTGCGGTTCCTTCAGGATAATATGTGTAGAACTCTACGACTTCAGTGTCTTTGAGTGGTGTAGGGTTCTGTGTATCAATAACACGAAGGTTCATACTCTTGTCTTCCTTCGGTTTGATACGCATCAACTTAATTTTGAGCGGATCAATGTATCGAACTTCCTTCAAACCTTCGTCAGGTTTCTGGAGATCGATAACTTTATGGTAATAGATTCTTCCGTCAGTATACCAGTTGCGGAAGATCTCGTGAGATTTCTTGTCGAACTCAAGAATGTCTTTGACATACTTAAACTCTTGACGGATAACCTTCTTCAGACTCGCACTGACTTCTAGGTTATCAAGATCAATTTCTACAGGACTATCGTTCAAATCAGAAACGATAGCCTCATTTACTACGTGTTCAATAGCAGTGTCGCACTCGGGGTGCAACGCCATGTCACGATACTTTTTGATAATGTCAAATTCAGTTCTGAAGACACCTTCGATGTCAACATACTGACCATAGAAACCAGAAGAAAGGTAATAGTCAGCGCCGTCCTCATTATTAGGAGGAACGGGACTGACTACACCTTTTGACTTCTGCTCCTCATCATCAATAGAGAATCCAAAAAGTTTCGCCATTACATACGGTCTTTCCTGACCTATTTATCAGACCACAGATGGGTTCTTATCTTTGTCGTATGCTTCCCAGTACTGAACCTGCATCGTAACCTGGAACTCCTCGATGGTATCTGCGGAGTCGTAGGATAGTTCGATGGCAGAAACAACACTTGGCCAGCAACCCATCATCTTGTATGCGCGAGCAACAGGTAGGTTGTTCTCGTTCTGCTCAGCACTCTTGTCGAGTTGCTGATTAGCACGACCTAGCTGATACACTTCCCAACTAGCCATGTAGTCTGCAGGGTTTAGTGTACCGGATCCATCGTTAACTTTAACGATGAAGTTTGCCCAACGTTCAAATGCTGCCCTAAGGTCAAAGTCATTGTCGTTTAGGATCGTGATGGTCCATGGGTCAAAACGACGATCGCCAGCAACTTTAAGTTGGCGACCACGGAAAGGAACAACAACTTCTGCAACGTTAGATGCAGGTAGCTGTGCTCCCTTTACCATCATTCTGTACTCGCTCTCCGTACCACCAAAGATTTCGGTGTTAGGGAAAGACATCTTAACCTCAAAAAGGTTAGGACGGGCACCCCCACCGACGAGTCTTGATTTGAAGTCGTCGATGGTTCTGCTGTTACTCTTAATCTGATAAGCGTTTGGATCGATTGCCATTGGTGGTTACCTCCTATTAAACTGTGCCGACGACTTCGGAGAACTCGATTCCGGTTCTCGTAGCGACAAAGGTGAGACCGATGAAGTTAATCGATCTTGCAGGTTTAACGAAGACTTCCGCTACAAACTCGTTGCGGTCAATAACGTCAGGAGTGTTATTGGTTTCGTCACAGACTACTAGGAACTCTGTGATACCACGCTTTGCTTGGACATCGCGCAAGTATGGTTCAACAATGTTAACGAAGTTAACTCGTGTACCGATGTCGTTAAGTTCGAAGAGTTGTGCTTGAGCAGCTGCTTCGATTGCCTTCTCGATCGTAATGAACAGACGGCGAACGTTGATGCGATCAAACGCAGAAGCATATGCTAGGGCAGTCTTGTCACCGAAGAGAATGATTCCGTTTCCTGGGGAGGAAATGATTGGGTTGATTCTCTGGGTATACATTCTGTCTCTTGCATCCTGACCAGGGTTGAATGCAAGCTTAACTGGGAAGTTAAGAGTACCACGAGATGTACCAGCAGGAGAGAACCATGGGTACTGATCTCTATCAGTTCTTACACAAAGACCAGCAACATCATTACTGGTTGGCATGTAAACGAACTGCTTGTTAAAGCGGTCGTAGACGTACTGGTAACCGGAGTCGAATACCGCGTACGAGGAAGATGAGATAGGACCGAAGAACTCAAGAACGTTTGCAAGTTGTGTTGCTGGGTTCGAGACGTTGACAACAGAGTCCCTGTTTGGCGAGATGAATGCAACGCAATCCTTACGTGCTTCACAGATAGAGATCATCTTCTGTGCCTTCGCCTGCTCAGACTCCTTATTCATTGAAGCGCCGCCTTGTAGTAGGAAGCGAATGTCGGAGTTTACAGGATCAGCAAGTTTATCGTATGCTGCGATGATATCGCCTAGTTCCGATGGGAAGTGACCGATGCCAGCATAGTCTCTACCCGATGCTAGTTTGTAGGTCTTAACACCAAGAGAAGCGAACTTAATGTCCTTAGACTGCTGTCCCCAAGCACCTGCAGTTGCACTAACTGCCGCAATACCGGAACTGAAACCAGAAGGTCTGGAACGTGTATTGTGATAAGAATCGGTTTGTGATACTGGAGATGCACCAGCAAAGATGTAACGAGACTCGTCAGCAAGGAGGTTCTTGTAGTAGATGGATCTCTGAGGAGTTACCTCAGCATCACTTGCCTTGGAAAGATTACCGAACTTCTCAAGGATGGAGTCTGGTGTACCAGAGATGCTACCATCGCCGTCAATAACTACGACGTTGATAGAGTCATTAGAACCACCACGAGCAGCAACGTATCCGTTGGTTTGTGGTTTGCCTAGAACTGCTCTCCACTTCAGGGTAACTGTGTCAGTTCCACCATCAGCAACGCCGGTTAGGATGTTCTGCTCATTGTACCAGTCTGCCATAACGGCAGTACCTGTTGCAATACCAACATCGCCTAGTGTGCTAGAAGAAAGACCAATCTGTTTGGTAGACTTGAAGCAATACTGGGAGTTCTCTTGATAACCTCTTACAGTCTCGATACCAGCAACAACTGTCGAGACAATCTTAACGTCGATGAAGGATGCACCAACACCAGTAACAATACCCTTGAGGTAATCGTTAGCACCAGGAGTTCCGGTTGTACCGATACCGATGTTTACGCCATCAAGTTTCTGGGTTACAGCGTAACCTACCTGGATGTTGTGAGCACTGATGAATCCAGTGTCTGCTGTGCCAACATTGGTTGTGAAGATACCACTGATTCTTTGATCAGCAGCAGCGTCAATAACAGCAACCTTTAGGTCATTACCCCAAGAACCTGGGTCCTTAGAAGCAAAATACCAACCGGTATCGTTTGTGTGATTATTTCTATAATCGTCTAGATTTTCGATGTAGAGACCAGCGCCTGCACCGGAGATCCATGCAGTCGCTGCCATGCCTACACCAGCATTAGCATTGTTTAGTTCACCGCCACCGGCACGAACTACATCTAGTTGTCCACCATAGGACAAGAAATTGGATGCTGCGTACCAACCTTCATAGTGATAATCGGTTAGTCCAAGACCAGGAGTACCAAATACTTCTACTAGCTCTTTCTCTGTCGTGACGCGGACAACTTCATTAACCGGACCTTGCTGGTACGGACCAACAACGCCTGCTGCAACATTGATAGTTGCATCTACGCCACCACGAGTTAGATCTACCTCTTTTACTTGAATACCTGGGGACGCTAACTGTAGTGCCATTCTAACTCCCTGCAGTAACCCTAAGTTTTTACTATTATTATTTATAACCTAGTCGTGGTTATAGGAGTTAGCAGTCAGTTATTGGAACTCCCACATGTATGACATGTCACCATATTCATCAACTCTCCATACGTCACCATTGGAGTCAACCTCGCCATCTAGTTCGGTTAGACCATCACTGATAAATCCAAATGGTGCCATATCCTGCTCAATCTGATTCTTCTGTTCTTCGTAGATTCTCTTGCGGACATCATTGTCCGTCATTTCTTTGAAGTAATCTTGTGCTACCAACCACGCAAAGATAACCAGGCACATTGCCAAGTCATCATTACATCCTTCTTCTGCCTCAAACGATTGACGTTTCTGGATGAACGTGGTGAGTTCACTAATCATATCGTAATCACACAACAAAAGTTTGTCATCCTCAATCAATGTCTTGAGGTTACTGCAACCAACTTTCTTAACGGTGATACTCATCTTGACACCAAGTTGTGTCTTCTTTCCTGAGAATCCTGTACCAACAATCTGACCTGCACGACCACGCATCGCACACATCAATACATTCTCGTACTCCAAATCAAACTGAATGATTGATGCAACCTGGTCACCAATATCATTCACTTCGCATAATATGTATGCGTTATTATATGCTTCAGCAGTCTCAACGATGACACTCGGGAACATCATCGGTTTGATTTCGTTGTTCCTATATTTTCCTACAACTTTATATGGGAACTCTGTAATATCGAATACTACAAAAGCGGAGTAATCCTTAGACACTCCGCGAGCAACGTCAACTGTAATGATATAATCTCTTTCTGGTTTTGGCATCTCATAGATATTGAGACTACCATTGGTTCTCACTGGATCCTCAAAGACCATTGCCTTCAGTTTAGAAGGTGCAATCAATGTATCGACAGATCCTAGGAACTCACATTCAAACTCAACTTTAAACTGTTGCTCACTTGTGTTGGCAATAGTCTGTGCTTTCCACTTGGCATCCCTACCTGGGACTTCCGACCAGTGAACTTCTGTAGCAATATAATCATTCTTTCCACGTTCAGCATCATGCCAATAACGGTAGAAGTGATTCATACCGTGTGGCGTAGACACCATGATTACTTTGGTGCTCTGTCCAGACGAGATAGTAGGATAAACAGAGGCAAAGAATTCATCAGCAATGTG